GATCCCGAAGAGGCCGCCGAGTGGCATATCATCGATCTGCCGGCACTGGCGTTCGATGACGGCAAGGACCCTCTCCACCGCACGGTGGATGAACCCCTCTGGCCCGGCCGGTTCGGCAAGACCTATCTGAAATCTCTCCAGCGCCGGGACCACCGCGGGTTCAGCGCCCTCTACCAGGGCCGCCCCTCGCCGGCCGGAGGCACGTTCTTCTCGGTCGACTGGTTGCACACTTACAAGCCCAACGATCTGCCCTCGAACCTGCGGTGCTACGCGGCGTCCGACCACGCGGTGGCGCTCAAACAAGGCTCTGACAAGACCTGCCTCCTGGTGATCGGCGTCGACAAGGACGACACCATCTGGGTCCTGCCTGACCTGGTGTGGCGGCAGATGACCGCCGAGCAGACGGTCGAGAGCATGCTGCGCATGATGAAGCTGCATAAGCCCCTGTTCTGGTGGGCGGAACGATCTCACATTTCTAAATCCATCGGGCCGTTTCTGCGCAAGCGCATGCTGGAGACGCACACGTTCTGTTCGGTGATCGAGATGCAGCCGATCGCTGATAAGCAGACCCGCGCGCAGTCGATCCAGGGGCGTCTCTCGATGAACCGTGTGCGCTTCCCCGAACGCGCGCCCTGGTGGCCGGCCGCCCGGGACCAGATGCTGAAGTTCCCGTACGACGCGCACGACGACTTCGTAGATACGCTTGCCTATATCGGGCTGGGCCTCACGCTGCAGGTCCCGGCGGGCGCCCAGCGCAAGGAAGACGACAGCAAACCCCTGGAACACACCTATGGCTGGCTCAAGCTGCAGCGGGACCAGGCCGAGCGCAGCGTGAAACTCGGCTATGCCGGGGGAGGGTGGTGATGAGTATCGGATTTTTATTTTGGCTGATCATGGTGATCTGGGTGATCTTCTGGGCGTTCGGCAACTTCACGCCGCAGGGCCAGCCCTACTGGAACCGCGGCGGCTGGCTCGTCGGGTTCATCCTGTTTTTCCTGCTGGGCTGGGCGGTGTTCGGTTTCGCCATCCAGGGACCGGGCGTACGCTGAGATGGCCGATCAGCAGGCGATGCAGGACTATGTCCGCGCCAGGATGGCCGGGACGCAGGGACCGCCGCAGCCGGCGGTCAATCCGATGCAGAGTTATGTCCTGGCGCAGGGCGCGCTGGGGTCCCGTGTGCCACCTGATACGATGATGGACAGCCCGCAGTTTACCCAGGAGCCGGATGTGGAGCCAGGGCCGCCGGTGCAGAGTAATCGTGATCTGGATGAGCAGGCTTTCCACGCGCGCAAGCAGGAACTTTTCAATCAGATAGATCAAGCTATTCAGCAACGCAGAGCGCTTCCGGCCGGATCACCCGAGGCCAACGCAGCGTTCGATCGGTTCATGGCGTTGGGAGCTGAAGTCGATCGGATGGATGCTGAATGGGAGAAAGGATCAACGGCACAATGGGGTAGACGTAGACTGAATGAGCTTGACCAATCGGCGCCTAATGCGAACGCCATTATGCAAGGCGTTCAGAACCGCCAGGCCCAGCCGCGTCAGCCGCTGCCGCCACCGGCGCCAGGCAGTGTCCCCTACGCTCCGGCGCCCCAACCGGTAATCCCGCAGCCACCGGCGACCGCGGGACTGACTTCATGAGCGGCATGATGGGACCGCCTGGGATGCTGGACCCTGGCATGGGCATGGGCATGGGACCAACCATGCCGTCGCCGGGACCAGATCCCGCTCTCAGCCAGGTCCCGGGCACCGGCCAGACCACCATGGTCCCGCGGGACCGGCCCACGCCGGACGACGCAAGGCGCAAGCTGGTCACCCGCTGGCAGGACCGGGTCAAACGCGCCAAGCGGCACTGGCGTCCTCAGTTCAAGCGCATGCGCGAGAACATGGAGTTCGTCGAGGGGCGTCAGTGGCCGGATCTGAGCAAGGAAATCGGCAAGCGTGATGATCGCTATGTCGCCAACATCTGCATCCGCCATGTCCTGCAGCGTACGGCGGAGCTATACCCGAACAACCCGAAGATGCAGGCCAAGGTCAAGCCCAAGCTGATCGCGCAGACCTGGGACGGCACGGAAGCCCAGCTGATGCAGGCCCAGCAATCGGCTATGCAAGCCGCTCAGGTGGGCATGCCGCCCGATCCGCACAGCATGATGATCCTGCAGGACGCCGCACAGGTGCAGCAGTTCGACGCCATCATGAAGAAGATCGGCAAGACGCTGGAGCTGCTCTACGAATACAACATCCAGGAGCAGACCCACTCGTTCAAGTCGTCCATGAAGATGTCGATACGGCGCGCGATCGTGACCAGTGTCGGCTACGTCAAGCTGGGCTTTCAGCGGGCGATGAAGATGTCGCCCGAGATCGAACACCGCATCGCTGATATGTCGGAGCGCGTCGCCAACATCGAGCGCCTGGCGTCCGACCTGGCCGACCGCGAGATCGAGCCGGACAGCGCCGACGCCGAGGAACTGAAACTGGCGATCCGCAGCCTCACCGCGGAGACCCAGCTGGTGGTGCGCGAGGGCCTGACCTTCGACTACCCCGACAGCACGGCGATCATCCCGGACACCCGCTGCCGGTCCCTGCGCGGCTTCCTGGGGGCCAACTGGGTGGCCCAGGAATATCTGCTGACCCCCGACGAGATCGAAGAGATCTACATGGTCGACGTCGGGACCAGCTACACCGCCTACAACGAGGACGGCAATTCGACCGGCTATGAACCCACCGGCGAGCAGCACTACAGCGCCGGCTACGGCGACGGCCGGGACGACGGGACCAGCGCCGTTCTCTGTCTGGCGTGCATCTGGGAGATCTACAACCGCAAGGACGGCACGGTGTATGTCGTCTGCGACGGCTATCCTGAGTTCCTGCAGGAGCCGACCACCCCCGAGGCCGAGATCACCCGGTTCTGGCCCTGGTTCGCCATCGTCTTAAACGAGGGCTACGACGAAAAGACCCTCTATCCGCAGTCCGACATCGACCTGATCCGCGACATGCAGCTGGAACTCAACCGGTCCCGCCAGGGACTGCGCGAGCATCGCCGCGCCAACCGGCCGAAGACCGCGGTGGCGGCTGGTCTTCTCGAAGAGCCGGACCTGGAGAAGCTGCGCACCCACCCGGCGAACGCTCTTCTCGAACTCAATGCCTTGGCGCCGGGCCAGAAGATCGATGATGTCCTCCAGGTCATCAAGATGCCGCCGATCGACGCCGCGGTGTATGACACCGCCCCGGTGTTCGAGGACGTCCTGCGGGTTCTTGGCTCCGATCAGGCCGACCAAGGGACTACGTCGGGCAACGCCACGGCGACCGAGGTCTCGGTGGCGCAGTTCTCGCAGAACACCGACCTGACCTCGACCGTGGACGACATCAACGACACGATGACCGAGCTGGCGCAGGCGTCGTCCCAGATCCTCGTCCTCAACGTGTCGCCCCAGACAGTCACCAAGGTGGTGGGACCAGGCGCGGTGTGGCCGGCACTGGACCCGCAGACGGTGGCCGACAATGTTTGGCTGGAGGTCGACGTCGGCGCCAATGGTCCCGCCAACCGCCAGGAAGACGTTCAGGTCCTGACCCAGCTGATCCCCCTCTTGCAGCGCATTCCCGGCATCTCGCCGGAGTGGCTGGCGCGGCAACTGATGCGCCGCATGGGCGACGACATCGACCTGACCGAGGCGTTCGCCGAAGGCACCCCCAGCATCGAAGCCCTCAACCAGCTCATGGGACGGCCACAGGTGGCGCCAGGGGCGCCAGGCGAGGCGCCAGGGGCGCCTGGTCCCGGGGCAGGCCCTGGTCCTACCGGCGCCGGAAGGGGACCACCACGGCCTCCAGGCCCCTCCCAGGACCCCACCGCGCAGGGACCGGTCGGGATGGCCAACGCGATGACCGGACCGGGCACCCAGGGACCGCTGGGACCTCACGTGCCGCCGCTGCAGGTCTACGGCGCCAACGGCAACCGCCCAGGGACCGGTGGTCCCGCCCGGGTGCCAGGCCGCAGCCAGGGGATGCCTACCCCCTAGATGAC